GGAATAAAAAGAACTTTGAGTTTATCTAGTTTTACTTCCGTAACCTCAGAATAAACTTTTACATTTTCATATTGCCTTAACAGTAAATCTACACTATTGACCGAGTTAGTATTTTTATAGTAAGCAGTATGATTTCCAACAATTGTATGAACCGTCACTCCCATTTGTTGGAGACGATCGTAATAGTTTTCCTTTGCCCATTCCAATGCCCACAGATCGATTGACCTACGGTTGTCGAAAGTATCTCCCATATCAATGACAGTTTTAATGCCATTCTCCTCCAAGTAAGGAAAGAACACTTCATCATAAAACTTTTTAAAGTAATCGTGAAGAAACTTGGAGGACTTACGAGCTCCGAAATGCTGATCTGTAATAATGGCAACCTTCATCGGTTAGTCTTGTAAGCAACGTTGTCTTTGATGGTATTATAGTCGGAACTACTGCCAGAAAGCAAGCTGTCGTCAATCATCATAACCTCATCAAAACCAGTTCGTTCAATGATCTTGGTTTTGATTTCCAGTTGCTTCTTCTCTTTCTGAATACGACGGAGAAAAGCGTAGTGAATGATTTGTGTAAAATATGCAAATGGATTCTTTGACTTTTCTGGATCAAAGTTGTGAATATACTGAACGCAGTTTTCAATGCCATCAGAGATCATATCGTCCCTAAACATATAATTCACAAAGTTTGGTTTGTATGAAAGATGTGTAGCGATTTTCAAGAAACACTCACCCAGATAATTAGAGATTGGTGGTTTACCTTCCCAGTGCTTTGCTCTTTCCTCTTTGGGTTGCTTTGTGAGATCTTTATCGTACTTCTTCAAGTATGATTTTTCAACTTTAGTTCTATAAACAATTAATGCTTCAAGTAACTCTTTGTTGTTTACATAATGTTCTGATTTCTTTTTGGACATAACATCGGTCTTTGTGTATAAATTTTTGTTATGTTTATTATAGCATACTTTTGGGGCTTGACAACATCGAAAAAGATGATTAGAATAGGTTTGTTCCCGTTGAAGATAATAATCTAGCCTTCATTAGTACTCTTAAAGATTCTTTCAAGGCTCTTGCGAGCATCTTCTACGGTTGATATAAAACCCATCTTATCAGATATTTTTACTTTACCGTCTAATTCAATATCTACGTCTTCATCATTAAGATATCTTTCGTAGAAGTGAATCATCTGACTTTCTTTAACTTCTGTCATTGTTACGATCTTATCGTATTTGATGATAAAGAAATCATCAGAAGGTATTTCCATCCATGGCTTTACCTTTACATATTGACCAATATGATTTGAAACGACTTTCATGATGACAGGATTTTGAAGAATAATGATAGGATCTCCATCATTTTCATCAATGCAAACTAATGCAAAGATCTCCTCACCTGTAACTAATTTGATTGCTGCGTGGAACTCTTCTCCCATTAGTTTTTAAGCGGTATGTTTACAATATCATAATTAAAGTTTTCTTCGTTATAAACTTTGATTCTTTCGATTAAGTGATTGAGTGTATAATTTTTTCTTGACTTATAACTGATATCATCGGCAATGTCATATAGAGTTGCTTTTGTTTTATTGTCGCTTTTTCTTAGGACTCTTCCGATTGATTGGAGGTTTCTGATTCTTGATTTACTAGGGGAAGCAAAGATGACATTATGTAGATTTCTGATGTTAATACCAGTAGAAAAAGTCCCGTAAGAAGCAACGATGATAGCATTGTTTTCTTTTTCAGTAATTTCTCTGACTTTTTCTCGGTCCTCAGTATTCACTCCACCATGTACAAAAAACACTTGTCTGGTTTCAGTTTTGCTATTATTTATGAGTTCGTATAATGGTTGTCCATGACCCTCAACTCTTGAGAAAAGAATTAATGTATTTCCTTTTAAATCGAGAGCAAGATTTCGAATGAATTTATTTCTCTTTTCATGATTGATAATATATTGCACTTCATCTTCAAAAGTTTCAAATTTATTTGGTGAATGCTTAAGTAATAAAATATTGATGTCAAGTGTTGCTACGTGCCCTTTCTTCATTAACTCATCAGTTTTAATGATTTTATAAGAGGGACCGAATAGACCTTCTAAAACCCATTTGTGCGTTTGTGTGCCATCTAAAGTTCCTGTAAATCCAAAACGATATTTGACATCGAAAAGTTTTGTCATTATAGATACTAATGACTTGGATTTAAAATTATGAGCTTCATCACCAACTACTACATTAAATCTTGAAAAATATTGTTTAGGTAGTTTATAAATCGATTGCCAAGTTGTAATAATTACTTGAGAATCAGTTTCCCTTTCTTTTCCGGCGTAGATTTTGTGGCAAAATGATCCCACATCCCATCCATAATCTGCAAAATCTTTATACATCTGCTCTACAAGGGATGTCGTTGGAACGACTATCAAAATATTTTGTTCTTTCTCAACGTAATATCTTACAATCGAATATATCATCAACGACTTTCCAGAGGCAGTTGGAGATATCAACAACTTTCGATTATGTCTTAAAGCGCCGTATACTCCCTCAACTTGGTAATCGCGGGGAGCATACTTGCAAATAGAATTCATATAGTCTTTTACACCTTCTTTTGAAATCATCTCATTGACTTCAAAAGGAAGACCATAGTACTTATTGTTTCTAAACTCATAAGTGTAATTATGTTGCTCACAAAATCTTATAAGTTTATCTAATAGACCAACGTATATTTCTTGAGTATTGATATTAAACAAATAAATGTGACCATCCCACCACCTATTCTTATAAGCGGGAGCAAACTTTGCATTTGGTACTTCAAACTGAAATGCATCTCTTAATTCATAATAGACGTGTGCTTCTGCCTCAATTTGAAGATATACCTCATTCTTTTTTGATATGACCAAATGTGACATTCATAAAATATCAGTTATGAATATTTATTTCGTCAGTTAAACCCCGATTGAAACCTGTGCCATTCCAGAGCATTCTTTATTTGAAACGTTCTATTTGATATACACTTAATAATCTCTTCCAAAAACTTTAACATAATGTCATAGTATCTAATTTTGAGTTCTACTTTATTCAGTCTCTCATCAGCGTCCATATGCCTCTGTAACGCTTCTTTGTCTCTAACTTTATACGGAAATGGTTCTTCTATATAAACCTCTGCAGGTGCCTTTCCCGTGTAATAGTTGTATCGTTCAAGTTTAACTCTATTGAAAGTTTCTCTTGCTTTCTCACGAAGAAGAGTAATTGTATTGTAAATGGTATAATATTTGGAATGAAGTTGGGGAATTTTTAAAGATTCATCGTGCAAATTATCAGGGTCAATGACAGCATCTCTCTGCCACATTTCCTGAATTTCATCAAGTGTCATAGAGGTTGTCCAGTTTCGCTCAAGATATTGTAGATAGTATACTTGAAAGATACCTCTGCTGTAAAGTACTGGATGTCGGTTTGTGTGGAGTCAAATTCCAACGATGTCAAAGAGACCGGAAATAAATCTTTAAATTTTACTATTGAGTTTGTATTATAATTGCTATCTAAAATATAAAGACTTCCATCACTAAATGCTCTTTTAGAATCTTGTAGTCCATCATCATTTGTAATTAATTCTTTATATTGCCCTGTGGTTTCTGGAAATCCCAATCCAGTTAACCAATTATGGACAACCATATAATTCATCATATCTTCATCGACTAAAAACCTTAAAGATAAGTCGCCGTATTGAAGTTTGCCGCCTGGAACATCAATATCCTTAAGATATGATGGTTGCTGAACCAATGAAAGTGTAATTTCTGGTATTCTTGCCGAGTTGCAAAAGAAACTTACCTTTGGTTCTTTTGCAAGAGTAAAATTAAAACCAACTGGTGAAAGAAAGTTTCGGTTTTGTATCTGATTTCGATAAGCAGACGCCATAATGTTTTATTGATATTTAGATAAAAAAAGAGGGTCCCGAAGGACCCTCTTGAAAGAGTTGTAAACTAACTCACATTAAGTTAGCAACCTTAACTCTTCTGTAGTAGGTGTTTGCATTGGTGGTCAGAGCACCAGCGCCAGCGGTAAGACCCTCAGCGAATGGGTTTG